AGTTTATTATGGCGGCAGTATTAGATAAAAGTGGTAATGGTGGCGGTACTACAGGTAGTGGTCCAGAAAATCAATACAGTGGAGTAAGTGTAATAGCATCTGCAATACATGGTACTACTGTTCCTAGTTATGTAGGACAAGTTGCTACTGACATTACAGCAGATCAGAATTATGTTGCACATCGTGCTGATATTACTAGTACTACTGCATTAGCTAACACAGATTGGTCTAGAGTTTAAGGAGTTTTATTATGCCATACGGAGCAGGAACATACGGTAAGCAAGTTGGTCGTCCATCAGATAACCAAAAAGATAAGTCACCATTAAAGGATGCTATATCTAGTCAAGTAGCTAGTAAAAAAGGTAAACCTTCTATGCCACCAATGAAAAAGAAAAGTATGATGTAATGAGTGCAGCATGGACACGATCAGAAGGTAAAGACCCTAAAGGTGGATTAAACGCTAAAGGTGTTGCTAGTTACAGAGCAGATAATCCCGGTAGTAAATTAAAAACAGCAGTAACTACTAAACCTAGTAAACTTAAAGCTGGTTCTAAATCTGCTGCTCGTCGTAAATCATTCTGTGCTAGAATGACAGGAATGCGTAAACGACAAAAAGATAGTAATAACACAGGTGATGACAGGTTGTCTAAGTCGTTGCGTAAATGGAATTGCTAAGTGCCAACATTCAAACTACACCAAGACAGTCTGCAAGATAAGTTTCAAAAGTCTAGGGCTAAGATACAACTCTTTGGTGGTGGATTTGCTAATGGTAAAACTACTAACGTATGCATTAAAACACTAGAGATAGCTAAAGACTATCCCGGTGCTAACATACTTATGGCACGTTCTACATATCCAAAGTTAAATGATACTCTACGTAAAGAGTTTCTTAAATGGTGTCCACCATCATGGATCAAATCATTTCCTAAATCAGCTAATGCTAGTAACACTTGTTTGTTTACTAATGGTACTACAATCAATTTCAGATATATAGCACAGCAAGGTAAGTCTGGTGAGAGTACTACATCTAACTTACTATCTGCTACGTATGATTTAATTGTAGTAGATCAAATGGAAGACCCTGAGATAGTACATAAAGACTTACTAGATTTATTAGGTCGTCTACGTGGTATGGCAGTGTACGAAGGTACTAACCCATCAATGCCTAAAACTGGTCCACGTTGGGTAATGTTAACTACTAACCCTACACGTAACTGGGTATACAAGAAGTTAGTTAAACCATTACATGATTTAGATCGTGGCATAATTAATAATGATCTAATGTGTGAGACTGATTCTGAAGGTAAGATGTTACTAGATAATAAGAGATTACCTACTCCTATCATTGAATTGTATGAAGGCAGTACATACGAGAACGCTGCTAACTTAGAACAAGACTTTATTAAAACACTAGAAGCATCATATCAAGGACAGATGCGTACTAGATTCTTAATGGGTGAGTGGGCTAGTTATGAAGGATTAGTATACCCACAGTTTAATGAAGTATTACATACAATACCTTATCACAATATGTTACAATACCTTAAACAGTTACAGATGAAGACAAGAGATGTTACATATTTAGAAGGATATGATTATGGCTTGGCTGTACCTTACTGTTATTTGTGCGGCTTTACTGACGAGTACGGTAACGTCTTTATTATAGACGGTGGATACGAAAAGGAGCAACCATTAGATGATCACATTTTACGTATTAAAGAATGTCGCACTGAGTATGGTATTCCCGATAATAATTTCTTATACGCTGATCCTGATATATTTAGGCGCAAAGGCACTGGTAAAAAGACAGTAGGTCTTGCTATATCTGATATGTTTATGCAGGATGGACTACTAGCTGTACGTGGTAACAATGATATTACTAATGGTATTATTAAAGTCGGACAGTATCTTACTCCGCAACGTAACCATGCTAACCCTATTACTAAAGAATTAAATTCACCGTACATATATGTAAGTGAGCATCTTGAATGGTTGATCAACGAATTTACTGCTTACTACTGGCGTAAGACTCCTACAGGTGATGTAATGGATAAGCCAATGGATAGAGATGATCATGCTATGGATACTATTAAATATATGTTATCACATAGACCTAATGTATCTAAACTGATACAAGCAGCACATAGACCTGATGTTGGTTGGCGTAAATGGGGTGAACGTGATATGCCTGAGATGACAAGGAATGTTCGACATGGCTAGTTTAAGTCCACAATTATTACAAGCAGTAGTTAAACAATTAGCTAAACAAGCAGAAGATGTTAAACGTATTCCAGAACCTAGTATGGCTCCTGTTAAAGAAATAGAAGTACCGTCTAAAAGTTTAGACAAAGAATTCGTAGAAAAACTTAAACAAGGCGTACAAGAAAAAACACCTTTAGGACGTAGAGGCGCTAATACTAAACCACAAAGACAATCTCATATACCTGAAGATGTAGTAGATGAATTTGGTCGCGATGCCACAGACTTACCACAACGGTTAACTCCTACTAAAATGACTAATAATGTTGAAGACTTTAATGCAGCTAGTGCATTAGATAACAGTGCTGATAGACTTGATCCTAATACTGGATACGATGCTGCTAGTGCTCCGTTACGTGCTGATGAAGTAGTTAATCCTAACAGGCAAAAAGCAGCAGGTCTTGATCTTGAAGGAGAAAAGATCGGAATGCAAATGGATAAAATACAAGAAATTATTGATAAAGATGGATTTTTACGTGCATTAGGTGAAGATGATTTAAGAGATTTAATGCCTGATATAATAAGTAAAAATAAAAGCGCATTGAATATTAAACCAGATGTACAAGAACTTAGTACTAATGTTTTTGACAAGCTTAATGAATTAAAAGAATCTGCTAAAAGTGATAAGACACTTTTACAAAAAGTAGAAGTTTTACGTGCAATGGCAGCACAAGCAAATGATCGTAAAGACGAAAAAACATTACAATTAATGTTAGAACAATTAACTGGTACTGATGCAGGATTAGAAGGATTAGCTAGATTTGGTAAAGGTCGTCCAACGGTTCCTGATGATCCTACATCTTTACCTATTAATGTGCCAAGTAAAGATAAAACAGCTACAATGGAACAAATTATGAAAGCTGTAACACAAGAATTAGGAATTAAATAATGGCTGACCAATTAGACGATATAACTGATGGTATACCTGATGATGTAGAAGCAAACATTGATCGGTCTGTTGGTGGTACTGGTAAACCTAAAGCACGTAAAAGAATTAAACCTACTTACCAAGTAATAGGTTCTAGTAAAATACCTGTGTCATTAGCACAAGGTAAGCTATGGAAGTCTAGACTAGGCCAAGCTAACACTGCTACATCTAATGCTGCTGAGTCATGGCAACAAGCTATTAGTTATTATAACAATGATCAGTTGCAGCACAGAATAGACAGAGATAATGCATCTGGAAACTTGCAAGGTAATCAACGACTTAACAATAACATTACAGAAACTGAGAATGTTGTATTTGCTAATACTACTACTATGGTTCCTGCATTATATGCACGTAATCCTAAAGCAGAGTTTACTACACAAAACGAAGCTAATAAACCATTAGCAACTTTGCTAGAACGGTTAGTTAATGTTATTGGTGCGCGTAAAGTTACTCCGGGTATTAATCTTAAACCAAAGGCCAAGCGTTGTGTGGTTACATCATTACTTACTAATCGTAGCTGGGTTGAGCTTAACTGGGTCCAAAAGGCTGACAGCAGTGAACAAGCTCTTGAAGACCTTGGAGCGTTAGCAACAGAGTTACAAAAAGCAAAAACTCCTCAAGCTATACAAGAGATCGAAGGTAAAATTTATCAATTAGAACAAGCAGTTGATATACTACAACCTAGCGGTCCAACACTTAAAGTACGCTCACCATTTGATGTTGCAGTTGATCCTAACAGTAAAGAGTTAGATGCATCTGATGCTAACTGGATAATGGTACGAGACTATATACCCACATCATTTATCTTAGCTAAGTACGCTACTAAGAAAGGTGATGAGTATAAATCTATATACAAACCTACACATGTAATGAAAGCTAAGATCGCAGAAGATACTGATCCTACTAGAGATGATAGTGATAGCTTCTCATTGTATGATGACGAAGGTAAAGCTAGTAGCTTTGGTTTTGATGATGATGAAACCTTTGAGCGTTCTAAGATGACTGAAGTACGTTTTGTATATGATAAAGTAACTCGTCGTGTACTTATGTATAACTGCAAAGATTGGACATGGCCTATATGGGTATGGGACGATCCATTACAGTTAGATACATTCTTCCCATTGTTCCCGCTATTCTTCTTAGATGGTCCTAGTGGTCCACTAACTAAAGGTGAAGTTAGTTATTATTTAGATCAACAAGATGCTATCAACGAGATAGTAGATGAAGAACGTAGAGCTAGGCGTTGGGCAAGACGTAACATATTCTTTAACAAGAACTTAGTAGATCAGTCTGATGTAGAGATGGTTCTTAATGGTGATGATGGTACAGCACGTGGTATTAATATACCTGCTGACATGAAACTAATGGATGTCATTGGTTCAATACCACCACCGTCAGTACAGTATAAAGAATTGTTTAATAAAGATTCTAAGTATCAAGCAATAGATAGGATTAGTAGTGTTGGGTCAGTCTTACGTGGCGAACAGTTTAAAACTAACACAAACTCAACTACGGCAGGAGTTACTACAGAAGCTCAGTCCATGCGAGTTGACGAAAAATCAGATCAGATTGAAGATTGGATTGGGCAAATCTATTGGGGCGTTGCACAGTTGTGTTTGCAATTTTCTGATGTTGAAACTGTTGTAAGTATGGTTGGCGAAGAAGCTAGAGAAGTCTGGCAAAACATGTCGCCACAAGAAATACGTCAAAACTTTTCGGTAACTGTTGTCGGTGGATCAACTAAGAAACCTACTAGTGCTGCTAAGAAAGCAGAAGCGTTAGAGTTAGGACAAGTCTTAGGACAATTTGCTAGTGCTACACCGATGGCTGTAATTGTAATGTTACAAGTTATGCAGGAGGCATTCGATGAAGTCGTTATCAAAGAAGAAGATTGGACTAAGATCATTGAGTCAGTGCAACAACAACAAGCAGGACCGCCACAAGGTGCTCAACCACAACAAGCTGGAGAAGCGCCTCAAGAAACACCTGATCAACAAGGCGGTGGAGGTAGAATACCGCC